CACATGCCGTTCAGCGTCGTCTTCGAAGTCATTGTCATCCATATACCGATGGCCGGTACGGATGATGCCGGTAGAGCCGGTATCCTGGTCCAGGTTCTGCGACAGGATGGCTTTCGGCCAGCGAATCTGGATAACGTCGTCATCCATCCAGACGCCTTTCGCATCCCAGCGACGGTCTGTGATGCCGGGTTTGGTCGCTGCCGGGTCCCAGTACATCTCCATCGGGTCATCGCGCTCAACTATGACCATACCGTCTTTGTTCTCGGTATAGTCCATCCGGGTGTTCGTCCAGCCCATCCCGCAAATCAGCGTGTCACGGAAAGCATCCGACTCTTCGTCTTCTGCCCCGCATTCGTCCCGCGTCCAGCGTGCCGCGTTGGTCCACAGTTCAGCCAACTGGCTGTCTTCCATCCCGCGAGGTTTGTAAACGACTTCCTGGCGGTTCGACACTTCCGCGCCGACCACCGCATCAATCATCTTTTCGGAATAATTGAAGGTGACATCCGGACGGTTTTGCAGCCGTAGGGCCTCCGCGTCCTCATCCTTCCATTGCTTGCCAGCAACGAAGTCGTATTCGTCGCGGGCTACCTTATGCCATTTTGAACAGAACTGGCGTCCGTCATGGATACGGCGGGCCGCTTTAGCCTGGAATTGTTCCCTGTTGATTGGCATGGTCGTCGTCCGCGTAAATGTTGTACAGCAACACGTCACGACGAATTTTACGCGAAATTTGAGGGATTTTTTCTACCCCATGCCATGAATTCGATGTTTTCCAGAATCCGAAGCATGAATTTGGGGTAAAAGGTGCTCTCCAGACCTCCTTGAACCCGTCGAATTTGTAGTGCGGGCCACCGCGACAGGTTTTTTCTCCGTCTTCCGGCACAAAAATGCCAGTGCCGTGCTCCCACAGGTCAAAATCTGTCGGCAGGTAGAAAAGCAGGCTGACCACCTTGGCTGGCGCGTCCGTGTGCGGGCCAATCTGATATCCCTCGCTGTCACGGATGAAGCGGCATTCCGTGCGGAAGCGGGCCTTTCCGTAGGCGAAGCGCTCGTTGAATGGCTTGGGGAACAGGCTCAGGACATGCGTAGCGAATTCCTGTCCTTCCATCCCGGCCACAAGCGGATTTGGCTGGATAGCAGCCGTCCTGCTGGCGTAGCCGCCGGGCAGTGGTGCGTAGCCATCATCATCCGGAAGCGACGCCACCAGGGCCTCGTAGAAGTCTTCCGGGAACACGTCCGTTGCATAGAAGTGCGGGAACGGATACTGGTGAATCTGCGTGTTGCGCAGCTTATATACGAGATGCCCGATTGGGTTCATCGACTTTCTCCATCTGACCACATAGCCGACACCATCGGCAGAAAATACTACGGCGTCCACCATGCACGTCTTTTACGTGCATGTGACGCCATTTAAAAAAACTATGCTGGCACGACATCTGTAACGGGGTCTTCCGCATGGCCTGCTCCTGGTCGTCGGAATATGACGTTTCCGATGCCAGCGAAAGCGCCTTCTGTTCGCCTCGCTTTTGCCACCTGACCGTCATCCACCACAAATCCTCGATTCTCCAGTGCTTCCTTCCAGTCCATATGGAACGCGTTAGCTGAATCCATTTCGACCAGCACAGACTTAGCGTTATCCAGAACACGCTCCATCCCCTTCAAAACCTTGTCCTCGAATCCGTCCACATCGATCTTGATGTGATGTGGTTGCGGCATGCCCAGTTCGAAGACTAGCGTATCCATCGAAAATCCAACAGTTCCTTGCTCATACATCCACTTTTTTTCTTCTCTTTTGTAGTTCATGTCGCTGGCAAAGGAATGACAGGACCCGCCAGGCACTAGGGACGAAAGACGCAGCGTGTCCACCTGTTCTCTGTCGGAGATGCAGAACGGGAAAGCCACCACCTGATCTTTCGAGAAACCATTCATTGCGAGGTTGCGGATCAACACGGCGAAATTCTGTGACTCCGGCTCGAAAGAAAAGACCTTCAAGCCCTGTTTTACAGCGAGCATCGTGTACAAGCCAATATTCGCCCCGACATCGTAGAAGACATCCCCCGCCGACATTGATCGAATCCATTCGACTGTATCCGGTTCTTTCGTGTAGATGGTTTGCACACGCCATTCGCAATGGCGGTTCGGCAGATTGAACAACAACCCATCAACCGTCGCGTTGGGCTGGATGCGTTCGTATTCAGAAAGGTCCATTACTTGAATTCCTTTGTGTTGTCCTGCAAACGCACCCACGGTGCAATCGCAATCAGTTCATCCGCCACGCGGTCAAGCGTGAGTGGATTATCCATATGTTGCTTAACAGAAACTACCAATCTTCCTGTTTCTGATTCCCACATGTTTAGATGCATCATCCCATCACTGGCCTGCCATACATCAAGCTTCCAGCCATGCGTTACATCTACGCCGACATCCATGATTTTTTCCCCATGCTGTTTCTGCCATACTTCCATCTGTCAGGCCGTGCAGCGGCCTGTTCGTACGATACTGCATATCGCAGCATCATGAGTGCGTACCGGGATGAACAGATAAGGTCTTCGTTCAGGTCCACGACCTTGCCGTCCACCCTGTGATACATCCGGTACTCATCAATCCAGTCTTTCAGGTTCCGGTCCACCTTGAACCGGCCCGTCATCATCCGCTGTTCCATCTCGATCAAACCGGCCTCCAGACCCACGCCACGCTTGTCCGCGAACTGTGCGTAGTCGGCCAGCATGTGCAGCCCTTCATCCCGGTATATTTTAGCAAGTTGCAGCCCCGAACCCTTGTCCGTCTGAAGCCCGTCTTTCGGCCATGCTACCGGGAGCCAATCACCCCATTTCTTGATCGCGGAAGCGTGAACGACAGGAGTCTGTTTTTTCTGACGGTATGCTGACACCACGTGGACCACATCATTTTCATGATCATAAGCGAGACGGGACGCAGCGGTAGGGTGGTCCCAGCCGAAATCCAGACCAATAATCTGTTTCCAGCTATCGGGGATTTCAGCCAGGGGGGATTCCAGAAGGTAAGATTCTTCGGTTGTAAATACCTTCCCTGATCCGAGCATAGGTATGCCATTCGCTCTAGCTTCGCGTTCGTGAGGAAGGTAATCACGAACGATAGCTGCCCGTTCTTCAGCCGTGTAGTGTCCTGCATCATCAATCGTCATCTGTATGAGGTACGTTCCTGGCTCATGGTTCCAGAAGCGCAATACCACGAACGTCATACCCATGAGTGGCGTGAACGTCAGGTAAACGATACCCTTGGTGTTGTTGGTACGTGTAAGCCCTTCTGAATAGATGTCTTCCGGTGGCTCCTCGTCGTACCATACAAAATCCAGCGTTTCTGCCTGCCACGCCTCGCGCCCATCCTGATAACCCTTGAAGACAAGCATCGAATTATCTCCGCTTGTGTGGCGGACAAGCACAGACTCCACGGCGTCAGGCACACCGCGTGCCTTCTTGATTTCCAGAATGCGGTCTTTCGGAATTGTGCCCGTTCCTGGCGCGTTGATCGGCCCAAGCAATATGCGTTGAGCACCGTCGCGTGCGACTTCAGCATTCTTGGAACCCGCCCAACCGCGAGTCGCGCGTTTGAAGCATTTACCCTGGAACCATTCCGGGTATAAACCAGTAAGGTGCATTGCCGTTTCACTGCCCGCCGCATATGTCTTCCCTAGCTGGTTGCCTGCCATAAGGCAACGCTGGCGATTGGTTGCGCCAGCGTTATGAAATTCAATCTGTTTCTCATATGGCTTGTACATGAACAGGCCGTAGTCCTGCTTCAGCTTCTTCAGTTCAATTAGCTTCAGGAGTCTTTGGTGTGGGCTTAGGGCTGAAGTCATCATGATTCACCGTCGTGAGCGCTCGCCCTTTACGCTCGTCTTCCCGGTTTGGTTCGACTACCTTTCTGGCTTGTGTCGGGAATGGCCATGCTTTCTGCACGTCATTCTCATGCGGTCCACATGCCGCCGCGAACCAGTCTTCCGCTTCCTGATACCAGCGGTCACGAAACTCTTTCATCGACATCTTGTGTTTCATTTCGCTTTCCTCTTCTCTGCTATTTTAGCTGCCCGCTTCGCGCGAGCACCTTCCAGATGTAGCCGCATACGTTCGCTGATTTCCTTCTTCTTCGGAACTTCCTGCACCGCGCCCATATCGACCGTCGTCCCGCGAATATCCAGTTCTTCCTCAAGCTGTTTGATGCGGGCATTCACTGCGTCAGGGTCCTGCGGAACGCCCTTGGCGTTGATGTCCTGTATCACGCGGTCTGAATACTTCGGATCGCGCCACATCGCGCTAGTCTTGATCATCTCCATAGCCGTCTTGTAGGCGGAAGCGCTCTTTGGGTCCAGTAGCAGCCGGTCCTTCAGAATCAGCATCTCATCGGCCAGATAAATCGCCCCGTACTTCATGGCGTGCTCATAGTCGGCACGGAAGCCCTCATCATCCTTCAACCACTGGACCACGATGTTCCAGTCGGGCATGAGAGGCTTGATCCAGCCCGGATCATCAACCAGCTTCGTGACGGTCGCCCCTATCGCGTCATCGTACTGATCGACCTCGATCTGTGGGCAAGGCGGATTCAGGATGTGCTGGATCGGCCTGCCGTGCGCCAGTTCTTCGCAGATGTGCTTTTTGACGCTTTTCGGGTTCATTTTTTTATCCAGTACGTGTGGAAGCCTTTGGCCCATGACAGGGCATACAGCCAGCATAGCGCGAAGATACCGTACTGGCCCGTCTTCCATGTCGTCCAGAACCAGAATGGTTGCGCCAACAATCCAACGACGCACGCCCAACGTCGAACTTCCCGCCGCTCGCTCTGCGACAGGTAGATGGATGTGACACCGCACAGCCCGATGACAATCTGGTCAATCACAGGACTCCCTGTGCATCTTCGCAGTGCTGCCGGAACACGGCTTTGAGGAATGGCCCAATCTCGCGGTCCAGTTCCATCACGCACTGGCTGACCATCCTCGCAGCCGTCACAGCAGAGGCGTTGGCCATCGCCATATCGGCCCAGTTGCTGTACATCGGATCGTCCTTACTCTTGATGTGCTGCACCGTTTCCGCGACGAACGCCTCCAGAATGGGCGTACAGAGCACGCTGCCAAAATTGGCATCGTTCT